TGGGTTTACAATAAGTTATTACTATCACAGGCACTGCAATATGAGTGCGCTCCTCACGGTATCCCCCCTAAAACATATCCAGTATTTTCCAAACCAATAATGAATTTAGAAGGTATGGCACTTGGTAGCTGTATTTGGAATAGTGCGGATGATGTTGAGTATATTGCTGGTCATTTCTGGATGCCTCTATTCACTGGTACACATTGTTCCTATGATATTCAATTAAAGGGCGGTGAAGTAGTATATTGTAAAAAAGCAATAGCAACACACAGCAATGATCACAAAAGAATACAGTATTGGAAAATATTCAATAGTGATTTAACAGAAGCACAATCACTATGGAATAATCTGCTACCAGAATTTACGGGTTATGTAAATTTTGAAACTATTGGCGACAAAATAATTGAAGTTCACTTACGTTGGGCAGCAGAATGGTATGATTGGTATGATACACCAATATTTTATAGCGTTCCAGTATGGTGGAAAAATTTACCAAAAACTATTGACATTCCCGAAAACACCTGTTATGTTAAGGATGTGTGCGGCGATATTACAAATCAATCATTGGAAATTAAACGCAGTCACCTAATACTCTGTGAAGATTTAGCAGAAGGTTTGGCACTGCGTGACAAAATAATTTCAAATAATTGAAGAAAGATATTGCATCTATCTTATCGTTGGTGTATAAATAGATATATGCAGTGGAGAGAGTTCCATTGTATAAGGCACATATGGCAAACAAAAGGAAAATACATTATGGCTTCATTGGCAGAAATCCGTGCGAAACTCGCACAACAAGAATCCCGTTCTAACGGTTCTAACGGCGGCGGTCGTGATAACGCAATTTACCCCCATTGGGATATTCCAGAAAGTTCAACAGCACGTATCAGGTTCTTGCCTGATGGTGATGCGAAGAATGACTTTTTCTGGGTAGAACGTGCAATGATCCGCTTGCCTTTCGCAGGTGTTAAGGGTCAGATGAACAGCAAGCCTGTTACTGTTCAAGTTCCTTGCATGGAAATGTGGAATGAAACATGTCCAGTTCTAACCGAGGTTCGCACATGGTTCAAGGACAAGAGCCTTGAAGAAATGGGTCGCAAGTATTGGAAGAAGCGTTCGTATCTTTTCCAAGGCTTTGTTCGTGAAAATCCACTTACCGAAGACAGCACTCCTGAGAATCCAATTCGTAGGTTTGTAATTAGCCCAAGCATTTATCCTTTGATCATTGCTGCATTGAAAGACCCTGATATTGAGGAACTACCGACAGACTATGATCGTGGTCTGGACTTTAGTGTCACTAAAACTAGCAAGGGACAGTATGCAGATTATGCTACCAGTAAGTGGGCCCGTAAGGAATCAGCACTAACTCAGACAGAACGTGCAGCAATTGATGCCTATGGTTTGTTTGACTTGAAGAGTTTCCTTCCAAAGAAACCAGGTGATACTGAAATGAAGATCATCAAGGAGATGTTTGAAGCATCCGTTGATGGTGCTACCTACGATGAAAATCGTTGGGGTCAGTATTACAAGCCAAGTGGTTTAGGAAACAACAACAGCGATGCTGATGATGTTCCTGCTGCAAAGCCAACGGTAGCGTATAGCCGTCCAACACCAGTTCAAGAGGATGTACCTTTTGATATGGATGATACGCCAGTTGCTAGTGCTCCAGTTAGCACTGCACCAAAGAGTGGTGATAGCAACCAACGTGCTGCAGACATTCTCAGCATGATTCGCAATCGCAAGACTGCAGAATAACAAAAACAAATGATATACGTAAACGGGGACAGTTGGACCGAAGGATATCCATTTTCTATGGATATATCTAAAAAAAATCTAACTTGGCCCCGTTTACTTTCTAAAAAATTGAAAAAACCAATATTTGATGATTCAATGTCTGGTGCCAGTAATAGTAGAATTTTTAGAAGAACGAGTAGCAATATTATTTTAAAAGATGTAAAATTAGCAATTATATTCTTAACTCATTGGTCTAGAGTAGAAACTGGTAATCCAAATTGGAAAAATGTAAATGGTTATGCCACAAGATTTGTTGAATCACAACAATTACTGATTGGTAGTGATTTTCATGATTATTATTTTGAAAAATACTTCGAATCATTATTTCAATATGAAATTTTTTTACATGGAATTATTAATTTACAATCTTTAGCAGAAAAATATAAAACTAAGTTGTATTTTCTTGATACTTTTGCAAAAAATTTGTATAAAAATATAAATTTTGATATTTTTTGTGAAGAAATAGATTTTGAAAATTCTACAATTAGAAAAAATTACAAAGATGAGTTTATTAAAAAATATGAATTAATAAAAAATTTGACTTTGCATATTGATTTTAGTAAATTTATAAGTGATAAAAGTTATCAAGAATTAATCGGAGATGTTCATTTAGAAAAAGGTCACCCTTTGGAAGAAGGTCATACTATAATATCTAATATAGTTTATGACTTTATTAAAAACACAGTATAGGAAAAATAATGGCTAAACCATTTGACATATCAAAATTTCGTAAGAGTCTAACCAAGAGCATTGAAGGTCTCAGTATTGGTTATAATGATCCAACTGATTGGGTCTCAACAGGTAATTATACACTTAACTATTTAATTAGTGGTGATTTTAACAAGGGTATTCCGCTAGGCAAGGTTACTGTATTTGCTGGCGAGAGTGGTGCAGGTAAGAGTTATATCTGCAGTGGCAATATTGTTCGCCATGCACAGGAACAAGGCATTTATGTTGTTCTTGTTGATAGTGAAAACGCACTTGATGAAGATTGGCTCAAGGCACTTGGTGTAGATACCAGTGAAGAAAAACTTCTTAAACTCAATATGGCAATGATTGATGATGTTGCCAAGACAATTAGTGAGTTTATGAAAGAATATCGCACGATGCCAGAAGAAGGTCGTCCAAAGGTATTATTTGTGATTGACTCGCTTGGTATGTTGCTTACTCCAACTGACCTTAATCAGTTTGAAGCAGGCGACCTTAAGGGTGACATGGGACGTAAACCAAAGGCATTGACCGCATTGGTTCGTAACTGTGTTAATATGTTTGGTGCAGCAAATGTTGGTATGGTAGCAACCAACCATACCTATGCCTCACAGGACATGTTTGATCCAGACGACAAGATTTCGGGCGGTCAAGGTTTCATCTATGCTAGTTCAATCGTTGTTGCCATGCGCAAGTTAAAGTTGAAGACTGATGAAGATGGCAATAAAACTACTACAGTCAATGGTATTCGTGCTGCGTGTAAGATTATGAAGACACGCTATGCCAAACCATTTGAAAGCGTTCAGGTTGAAATTCCATACAAAACTGGTATGAGTCCTTACAGTGGATTGATTGACATGCTTGAAAGTCAAGGTATTCTTGTCAAGGCTGGTAATATGCTTCAATATACAAGTCCTGTTACTGGCGAAATTACGAAAGCATTTCGTAAAAACTGGACAGATGAACAACTTGATATAATTATGAGTGAGTATGCAAAACATACTCCTGTTACTAATAAGGAAGAAACCGAAGATGAGTGATACAAGCGAATTACTTGTTCAATTTTGGCAAACTGTCAAAGAATATATTTCAGCAAAAGACCGTCAAGTAGCAGCCGACCATGTTATCAATGAGTTGGTTGAATTAGGCATTACAGATCACGATTTACAAGAACTAGCCGTTGATAGTGCCATGCGAGCAGCAATTGCTGAGCATCTTGACGTAGAAGAAATTGACGAAGATAGCGAAGACGACGAATGAGTGGTTGGTATACTAAGGTAAGTCAAGATTTGTCTCGTATTCCCAATTTCATAGAACACTATGAGGTTGAATTGGAAAAGGCAAAACGTGATATCGGCATCTACGGTAATGTAGAGAAGAATATCAGCAACTTACCTGGTATTACTGAACATCGTTTTAATCAGCTACAGGAAATTGAAGCAATTCTTAATCATCTGAACATTCAGTTGCGCAAGATTCGTCGTAAACACTTTCAAAAATACCTAGAGCATTATGCTCGTGCACTTACTGCACGAGATGCAGAGAAGTATGTTGATGGTGAAGAAGAAGTTATTGATTTTGAAACTATCATCAATGAAGTCGCCTTACTGCGAAATAAGTGGCTGGGAATCATGAAAGCAATGGAAAGTAAAAACTTTATGCTTGGTCATTTGGTCAAGTTAAAAACTGCTGGCATGGAAGATTTTAATATATCTTAATTATTTCATTAAGTGTATAATCAGTAATATATAAGAGAGATATCAACGAGGAAAATATGAAGAAAGCACTTATTACAGGCATTGCTGGTCAAGACGGCAGTTATCTAGCAGAACTACTTTTAGACAAAGGTTACGAAGTTCACGGTCTTATCCGTCGCAGTGCAAACTTTGACCATCCTAATATTGTTAACGTTAAGGATCAAGTTAAGTTTCACAATGGCGATTTAAGCGATTCAAATAGTATTCGCAATCTTATTGACAAGGTAGAACCAGATGAGATTTATAATCTTGCTGCTCAAAGCCATGTCAAGGTATCATTTGATATGCCAGAGTTGACTGGCGATACAAATGCTCTTGGTCCGTTGCGTATTCTTGACAGCATTCGTGCTCTTAAATTGACGCAGAAGACTAAGTTTTATCAGGCATCAACCAGTGAAATGTTTGGTATCCAGAAGTTTAATCCACAGAAAGAAGATACGCCATTCTATCCTGGTTCGCCATATAGCGCAGCCAAGTTGTATGCCTATTGGATCACGGTAAACTATCGTGAAAGTTATAAGATTTTTGGTTGTAATGGTTTGCTATTCAACCACGAGTCTCCTCGTCGTGGTGAACTTTTTGTTACTCGTAAGATTACCAAAGCATTTGCCAATATGGTATTGGGTAAGCAGAAAGTTCTAGAACTTGGCAATATGGACTCACTTCGTGATTGGGGTCATGCTAAAGATTATGTTCGTGCAATGTGGATGATGTTGCAGCATGATACGCCAGATGATTATGTTGTTGCAACTGGTATTCAAAGTAATATTCGTGATTTCTGTAACTCAACTGCCGCATACTTTGGTATTAAGTTAAATTGGGAAGGCAGCGGAGTTGATGAAGTTGCTCGTAATGCTGTAACTGGTGAAGTGATGATTAAGGTTAATCCAGAGTTTTATCGTCCAGTTGATGTTGTCAATATTCAGGGCGACGCTACTAAGGTTCGTGAAGTTCTTGGTTGGAAGCCTGATTATACGCTCCAAGACCTTGTTAATGACATGTGCGCAACTGATTACGAGTTAGCAAAACGATGAGTATGATTCTTGCTCCAATCGGCGTTGGAGAATTGTATGATAAGATTACAATTCTTCAAATTAAATTGCAAGAGATTGTAGATTTTGATAAACTGAATCATATCAGGCGTGAGTTAAGTGAACTTACCTCACTCACTGGAAAGTTTGAGGATGTTGATTTGGTGCAAGAGATTGCAGAACTATTGGAAGTTAATAAAGTTATTTGGCGTAATGAAGACCTTGCAAGAACATATGGTTCTACCGAAGACAAGAAACCATATGATTTGGACTTTGTTCATATTGCAAGTTCAACTTATGCGGCAAATACTCGTCGTGCACAAATTAAACAAACCATCAACAAAAAGTGCAATAGCACTATCGTAGAAGCAAAAAGTTATACATAAGGAATAATCAATGAAGAAGATTTTAGAATTAGGCGATCACTATGTAAGTGATTTTATGAAACCAGGCGCAGAAATGCGTGAAACAAAACCATGGAGTCTTGATCTTTATCTTGACGAAACTATTGGTGCGGCTCGTCTTGATGGCGTTGCTCCACTTGACAAGATGTATGGTCAGTATTGGTATCGTAGTGGTATCAATATAAGCATGACAAAACAATTAGGCGAAATCGTAAGCGAGATTACTAGTCGTGTAAAGATTAACGATGGCGATATCTGGCTTGATATTGCGTGCAATGATGGTACGCTACTTCGTCAAGTACCTGATAATATGATTAAGATTGGTATTGACCCTGCTGATGATTCATATTTGGAAGAAAGCAGCAAGGTTGCCGAAGTCAAGCAGGATTTTTTTAGCAAGGAAGCATATTTTAGTCTTGGATATGGTGATGAAAAAGTAAAAGTAATTACTTGTATTGCCATGTTCTATGATCTTGCTGAACCTCGCCAGTTTATTCGTGATGCTCGTGATATTCTGGCTGATGATGGTGTATTTGTTCTTCAAATGAGTTATACTCCGCTTATGTTGAAGCAGTTGGCATTTGATAACATCTGCCATGAGCATGTTTATTACTATGATCTTCGTAGTATTAAGAAGTTGTTCGAAGGCGAAGGTTTTGTGTTACGTGATTGCTCACTTAATGACACTAATGGTGGTTCATTCCGTGTTACCTTCCAGAAGGCTGATAGCGAT